TGTGGGTCTTCCTCGTACCCAAGACGACCACCATCAGAAAATCGTTGCATACGACGACCAGACTTATATTTAGACGCGTATTTCATACAACGCGACCCTTGGTCTTGCCTTTGATAGCGCATCCATCGCGGCTATCACGGGTCATGCCACCCTTGGCGTAAGTCATGCCGCCACCCATCATCTTGCCCTTGCCATCAGCCGCGAAGAACGGAACCTTGGAACCATTCTTATCGACCATCTTCAGGCTACCGCCTGCGGCGTAACCCATCATTCCACCTTTCTTCATGCCCTCTTCTTCCATCATGTATTCCATATCATCGTCGTCGCGCTTCTTACCAGCGCCGATTGCAACGATCATCATCGGTCCTTTGCCTTTCATGCTCGTGTCCTCCCGCGCATAGCGCAGCCATCAATGGATCCGCCAGCAGCCTTCTTGACCTTGCTGGCCTCTGAAAGCGCAATGGCAACAGCCTGCTTGGGGTTCTTCACCACTGGGCCTTTCTTGCCAGAATGCAAAGTGCCTTCCTTGAACTCACGCATCACCGTGCCGACCTTCTTCTTCTGGCCCGGCTTGGTGATCTGCTGATTCATGTTTGCACGAGACATAGCCATGTCACTTACCTCGTTGTCTGAACGGTCTTACTTTTTCTGCAACGGCTTTCGGTTGCGAGACGAACTGTTTGCCTTGGGCTTTACCTTTACGCTTGGCGGCGGTGGTACGGGCATATTCCGAAGGCGAGAGAGCCTTGATCGCAGCCTCTGGTAGATATCTTTCACCAGTTTCACTACTCGGTTTTCCACTCTTCGTCCTCCATTTCTGCTCAGTCCAAGCCTTCAATGAACGCTGTGTCGCTTTCATCTGATCGGCCCACCTACGATCCAAGCATCGCAAGTACGCGCACCGGCACACTTGAAATGGAAGAGTTCGCAGTACCCCAAATTGCTTGCCTCGATGACATCCATCGAGTAATCCTTATGAGGCTTGTCACCGGCTTCCATTCCCTTGGAGATGCAATCCAGCATCTGCTTGGTCTGGATGAATGCCGCGCAGTTCCCACAACGGGACTTCTGAGCCTCATCGACATCCACCGCCCACATCTTCGCCTTGGCCTTCCAGAACTTATCTGAAGGCTCATCAGGATTCAGTGGGCCGTAGCCGTATTCCTTGATGGCGTGGTTGCGATTCTTCAGGTTGACATGGACATCCATCGTCGCCACAGGGCAAGACTTTCCCTTGCCATTCTTGTAGGACTGTTTGATGGCCTGTCCAATCGCATCCTTTTTGACCCGCATAGCCATCAGTTCTTGTAGCCGCCTCCGGCTTCCTTGTACTTCTTGGCAAGCAACTGCGCCTTACGAGCGGACCACTGACCTGATGCTGTGCCTTGGACTGCGGAACCCTTGATCTGGTTAAACAGTCGCTTACGCATCTCAGGTTTGGTGTAGTTCCCGGCTGCGTTTACCTTGCTTTTTGCCTTTGCCATGTTACGCGACCTGTGAGTATTCATCCCACTCTGGAGAGTCGGATGAAGCAAGCAAATACATACGAGCAAATTCTAAAAGTTCAGGGTCATCCCTAAAATGACCAAGCCCCCTATTGCAATGGTTGCAAAGGAGGCCACGAATTTCCCCAGTCTTATGATCATGATCTACTACCAAAGGGCCGCTGTCTCCACAAATGACGCACTCTTTGGTTTCGGACTTAATTTGAAGCAGGTCATGATCAGAAATTACATCCCTGAACTTACCTCTATTTATTCCGTTTCGATAAGAAGAACGACATGCCCGACACCAACTGTCAAAACCATTCCGCTTTTTGTTATGCGGAGGGAAAAACTCCGGCGTTGCCGGTTTCATATCTCTGCATCTAGTGCAGTTCAGCAGTTCCATGCTTTCAACGACAACGCTTTGCGCGTTGGTCGCCCCTTCTCATCTTTCATTGGACCCGGCATTCCAGACATTCTCGCGCAAAATGACTTACGCCTAGCCGCATCCTTCTTGGTTTTTGGATTCGGCGCAGGCGGCTTCAGACCCGGCTTGCCGGGGTTGGCTTTGTTGTAAGAAGCCCTGCCCTTGGCATTAAGTCCGCCAGATGGGTCTTTGCCTTCTTTCCTTTGCCATGCTGGGCTTTTCGCCATAAATCACCCGCAGAGAACTGTGACCTTGGAGACCTGATCCAGCGTCATGACTGCAAAGTCATTGTTCCCACTCTTCGTGGTCAAGATTCCTTCAGGGGGAACCATGGCATCATTTGCAGTGCTGTCGGCTGGCGTAAACAACTTCAGCAGCGTGGTGTTATTGGGCTGCGCGGTGAAGGTAATGCTACCTCCAACCGACGAGGCCACATAGATCACTTGCTTGATGCGGGTACGGGGGAACGCAAGGTCACCACCGTAACCGATCTTGATGCCACCAGTCGAAGCCGCGCTGATGCTGATGCTGTTGACGCGGGTGTAGTAGTTGGTCGAATAGACCACGGTCGCGCTTGGACCTGTAATGGTCTCAGTCACGATGCCGTTGTAACCCGTAGCGCCAACCTTGACACCGGTAACGGTGAAGGTCTTGTTGGCATCCGCGCCATTGGAGGTGATGGAAACCTTGTAGCCAGTTCCGTACTGACCTACATCATTCGCCAGAAGAGCGATGTTCCCAGACGCAGCAATGGTCGCAGAGGAGCGGAAATAGTCATCGTCGCTGGTCGGGTTAACCGCCCAGACATCGTACTGTGCCATAGAGAATCCTCCGCTTTAAAATTAAACGGTGACGCTCTTGTACAGGGCGATATACGCGGTGGTCGCTCCGACCAGAACCTGAATGTAACCCTGCTGGGCTGACACTGCGCCCGAAGCCGCGTTGACCACCACACCAATCTTGGTGCTGCCAACCGTCAGGGAGGTGCAGAGAAGGTTCGTGATCGTGCCGGAAGCAGCCTTGATAACCGTCGCGGACACATCACCGATGAAGCCATTGTCCGACTCAACCGGACCAGAGAAAGTAGTCTTAGCCATGTTTAAACCTCGTATGCGAGTTGCCTGCCAGTCTGCATACCGTCAGCCGGGTCTGTCTGGCAGGCTAAATTATCCCGGTAGTGCGATTAAACACTACACATGCACAAAAAGAAAGGGGGGCTTTCGCCCCCCCTTCTATTCCGACCCTATCAGGTCGAACCCGGCGAACCGTAGATGCCAAGCGGATCGCTGACACCAAACGAGTAACGCTCACGGGCCTTGTACCGGACATTCCCGGTATCAAAGTCACCATCCATGGAGGTCGAGAGCGGGGTACGCACGAAGTGCTTCATACCATTCGGGACATCCGTGATGATGAAGAAGGCGTTCGTGTCAGTCAGGTAGTGATTGACAGCGTAGCCTTCCGGGATAGCGCCCATGTTGCGGATCGCGTTGATGTCGTTGTCGGCGGTCGCCGTGCGGAGAGTGGTCTCCATCAGGCGCTCGGCAACGAACATCAAGTTCGACGGCACAACGAGACGACGAGGACGGGCGGCGATCAAGAGACCGCGCTCGTCCACATAGTTCGCAATCGAGATGATTGCGTCTTCCAAGGAAGTCTCGTTGAGGTCCGCACCCACGGTCGGACGGTTGGCATTGGTGCCACCGCTGACCAAGGGGTGAGCCGTGCTAAACAGCGTCACACCGTCTCCCGACTGGAAGGTGGTGAAACCGTTGTTGAGCAGAGCCGCAGCCTTGACCTGCTTGGTGTTTGCCATACCACGGGCGAGAGCCTTGGTGTAACGAGCAGAGAGTTGGTCATAGAGATTGTCCTCCATGGCCTCCTCAGTGATCGAGAACCCCATGGCGATCGTCTCGTGGTTATAACGAGCCGTCCAAGCCTCCTGCGCGTTGTCGTAGGCAATGGCCTGACCTTCCTGCTTGACAGGGGCCGTGCCGAAGCCCGACAACTTGACTTCCTCTTCGAAAGCCTTCTCGGAGTTTTCGGTCTCATAGATGAGGGTATGCTCATCTTCGTACTTCTGGTACTCCAAGCCGAACAGGGCGTTAAGCCCCGGCAGGAGTTCCTTCAGCATCTGTGCGCGTGAAATAGCCATTTCTCAGAACTCCTTTAGGCAGTGACGCTACTGTAGTAGCCGTGGGTCAGAACATTGAGTTTGACCAACAACTCACGGTAGATCGTGAAGACAACAGTCGAAGCAGAGGGGATAGCCGTCACCGAACCCGGCACCGCGATAGCGGCGTTCAGGGTAAGCGAGGTATCACCGACCGCAGCCGCCACGCTGAGGAACGAACCAGTCTCAATCAACTGACCGTTCGATGCGTAGTAGGCCACGCTCGTGCCGACCGGGAGAGCCGCCGGAGCGCCCGAACCCGTGAGGGTAAGGGTCGTGCTGGAGGACGAACCCGT